GCCTTTCAAAAACTGTCTGTCCATTATCAGTTTCAATGTAGGGAAGAAAAATTTCCTCAAATCTAACCATTTGCATATCCAAAAGAGCCATCTGCGTTGCTACCCAGTCTTTTAAAATTCGCCAAGCCACTCGTTCTGCTTGTTCCCTGGTTGCCTTGATATTTTTAGTACCTTTTTTCTTTTCCCGTATCAAGACTTCAAAACAGTCATCAATCTTTACCGGTAACCGTACCGGAATCTGCTGTACACCTGTATCAATTAAAAAGGATAATCCTGTGATACTTTCTCCGTCATAATTTTTCATGATACTCTTTGCATTATGCTTTACAAGAATATGTTCGATCTCTGATACCGTCTTGTAACTATCCACTGTTGTTGTGTAATTCAATATTGCCATCTCTTTTTTCCTCTCATTCCTTTTTGCAGTCAAAGGATCATACCAATCAACTGTATATCCTTGATTTTTATGCCATGCGGACAACTTCATGAGCGGTAAATTCGGAAAGTTATGACCATCAACATCAATTAATGCTATTCTCATACCTCGCCTTTCCTAAATACTTAGTTTAAATTGCAAATTCCATGTGAAGATATTTACCCTTGCATTCAGTTTCCCAATAATAATCTCCCTCGTACCAATCTTCTCCCTTGCATGTCTGGTCGCACCATTCTTTACAATCATCTCCGCCCTGCTCGCCACCTGTATGATAATCAGTAATATCAGCAAAATCGGAGTTCATACCATCTATGTCAAGGTTTTCCCTACACCACTCCGCAATTTCTTCATTAAGTGCCTTTCGTTGTTCGATTTTATCTACTATCTCTTTTGGAATCTTGCTCATTTCTACCTCCTAAATTCTTATTTAGTTTTTATATGTTTTTTTCTATGCTATATAAAATGTTTTCCAAGAATTTTACTATCTATTGCCAATGGATATTTGTCTTTGTTTAATTCATATTTGTAAATTTTACAATTTTCGTTGATATCACTTGATAATCCATTGTCAGGAATTCCGTTCATATACCAATATATAGCTCTCGAAATACCGCCATGTGTTACGAACAATACGTTTTCATCTTTTTCAATCAATTCGTTAATAAAATCAGAGACTCTAAAAAATGTATCTGCCATTGATTCGCAATTTGGATATTTTTGATTAGAATGAAAACCCCAAAAATTATCCCAGTCTAAATCGTAAAATGGTACTCCTGCATACTTTCCCATATCTCTTTCTTTTATTCTTGGTTCAATTTCTACTGGTATGTCCTTACTGAGATGGAAATAGAACAATGTATCTTTTGCTCTTTGAATTGGTGATACATAGATTCTGTCTATTCTTAATTTTTCCAGTTCATTATGCAAATTTTGAGCTTGTCTTATACCATTGGCATTAAGTGGTTCGGTTTCATTTGCAATTATATGGTTCTTTCCCATATCGGTCTCTCCATGTCTTACAACATATAAATTCATTACTTTTAAATCCTTATTTATCGTGTTAATCCAATGTAACAGTCGAATCATTTTTATACGTGCCGTCAATTCTCTTCCTAATAATTCTAGCACATCTTACTTCGCCTGCCTCTTCGTAAGCGTCTGCAATAAAATTAGCAAATATTAAAAATTTTTCATTATCGCCTTCCATGTGTGCTGAAATTAGATTTCCGATTGTACTTACACTTATAACCTTCATTAACCCTTTTCCTTTCCCTGTATTCTTTTCGAAAGTCTATATATTGCACACATCAATAAAACTAAGCCACATAGGATATATATTATTGCAAATATAGGATTGTGCTGAATAATAGTTAAATAACTACTTTTTGGAGTTGGTTCAAATTTCAAAATTGGAAGTTCCTCATAAGTCCATGTATTTTGAAATATAATTAAGATAAGGGTATTTCCAAGAATCCCAATAGTAGCCAATAATTCACATATTTTAAATAAAAAATTTTTATCTTGTTTTTTAGCCATTTTATCATCACCTCTCTAAATTCTAATTGAACTTCTTTAACTCACCGTTAATCATGGCAGCACCTCCACAAAATTTAAGGTTTACGCAAACCGGAGCTGTCCGGTCTGCTCTGCTTCTATCTGCATATTTGGCATCCGCTCTGCAACACACAATTCTGGCAAATTTGCTCTGACCAGTGCTGCAGGTATTGGCGGACATACTGCATTGCCGCATCTTCGCACCTGTTCGCTTCTCGGATATGTCTTGCCGGTGTAATCATGGTCGATTATGTAATCGTCCGGAAATCCCTGACATCCATATAACTCCCTTGGCTCCAGCATCCGCAGTCCAATATCCACAATCTGGTAATCAGTGCCGTTGATGGTCACAAGTCCAAAGCGATCCTGTGCTGTGACTGTATCAAGCGGATCTTTGATATCCTGCCCTGTTCCCTGTCCATAGTATTTAATCAGAAACGCTCTGACCTCTCCAAAGTGTCCGTCACCAGCCGTGATCGTTGGTAATGGCTGTCTGATATCTTTTCCGTCACAATGATTGTTCATCTGAATCAGATTCGCAGTAACAACGCTGTTATGATCCCATGCGGTCACTGTCGGAAGCGGATTTTCTACTGTTTCCCCAGCACCTTTATATCCTCCGTCATAGTACTTATGCAGAAACGATGCGACCAGCCCATATCTATTTGAGCTGTCAACTGTCATGATCGGATCTTTTATAGTCTGCCCTCTTACTCCATCTTTTGAAGTTTCTGAATGGTACTGAATCAACGTAGGACTAATAAGACATTGCTGATTGCCAGTTGTAATTGTGTGTATCGGATCTTTGCAATTTCCGCCCGGATGATTTGTCGTATTCGTTCCCATGTATGGTGCAAGCGTTGGTTCAATCAGACAATGCTCATTTTTGCTCACAATCGTTGTAAGCGGCTCTCTAACATCCTTGCTTCGGTCTTTTGCAAATCCTGTCTGCCCGATCTGTACCATATATGGCTCCACAATCCCATATCCGTGCTTTCCGGTTATGGTAGGCATTGGCTCTCGAATGTCGTTCGGTCTCCGCTCACCACCGTGATTACACTGAATGATAAAAGGCTCTGGATTATCCAAAACGAATTTTTTCAATCCCCTGGCAATCCTATCCAGCGTCTTTGATGCAAGTGGACGTACCGCCCGGATGCCGTATTTTTCTTTGATTTCTTCGGACGTATCAAAAATGCTTGGACAAGGGCGGCTGAAATCGATCTGTGTATACGCTCCAACATAAGGTTCCAGTAATCCGGCTTTTACTTTCTCACTGTCCGCGGGTGCATGTGTCGGCTCCGGCCAGACAATCGGCTTGCCATCACACCTTGCAATCAGGAAGAATCTCTTTCGCATGGTCGGTGCGCCATAATCGGCAGCAATCAGTTCTTTAAATTCTACAGTGTACCCCAGATCATTAAGCTGCTGTACAAATTTTTCAAATGTTTTTCCCTGCTTTGCCTTGATCGGATGGTGCCCTCTGTTCAATGGTCCCCATGTTTTGAACTCTTCCACATTTTCAAGCATGATGACTCTCGGTCGGACAAGTCCCGCCCACCTGCAAGCTACCCATGCAAGACCTCTGATATTTTTATCCTTTGGCTTTCCACCTTTTGCTTTACTGAAATGCTTACAGTCCGGTGAGAACCAGGCAAGTCCAACCGGATGCCCATTGCATGCCTTTACTGGATCAACTGCCCAGACGTTTTCACAGTAATGCTTGGTGTTCGGATGATTAGCCTTATGCATCTTAATTGCTTCTGGATCATGATTGATTGCAATATCAACACTGTATCCGGTTGCCATTTCTATACCAGTGGAAGCGCCGCCCCCACCGGCAAAATTGTCAACTATCAATTCTCCATGTATCATGACAGCACCTCCGAAAAATTAAGTTTCATCTGTTGATCCGGCTCATAGTTCATCCATACCGTTTCCATCCGTGGCTTTCCGTGCTCCGCACAGCTTGAAAACTGTTTTTTCTCCCATCCGTTCAGATAGTCGTTATACATTTCTGACTCATAACCAGAAATCATAATCTTTGCTTTACTCTGCAGTAACGCTTTCAATAATTCCTCGTGATCCGCATCTGTCATCTCATGTTTATATTGTTTTCCTGCTCTGGTACTCAAAACATACGGTGGGTCAATGTACATAAAAACATTTCTGTAATTAAATCTCTCAATCACTTCCACCGCCGGGCGGTTCTCGATCTGTACCATGCGCAACCGTTCCGCTATGTCAGTGATCCATTCCGGCAGACGGTACCAGTTCCATAATGCATAAGCTCTTTCTCTGCCCTGTACATCATTTTTCCATCCTACCTTGCTGCCATTGGTACGGAACCCGTGCCCCTGCCAACACTGGATTAAAAATCGTAATGCTTTATGATACGGTTCATCCGGCATCATTAACTCCCATGCATCCAGCTTATATGTATCCTCATATTTTTCACGACTGAACGGTGTAGTCATTACCATTCTGGCCAGACGATCCGCATCCTCCTGTATACACCGGAAGATATTCACAACGTCATGATCCAGATCATTAATCGTTTCGATATCAGATACCGGCTTATTAAATAACACGGCCCCGCTGCCGAAGAACGGCTCTACATAGCTGTGATGTTCCGGTATCAGTTCCACCAATCGGGGAGCAATGTTCCATTTACTTCCCGGATATTTCAATACTGTTCTCATTTTCTTCAAAAGGAACCCGATATATCGTTGCCCCGGCCGGAGGTTCGGCTCCTTTCTGATATTCCATGCACATATCTACAATAGCGCATTTTGAATTTGTTTATGTTGCGTTTTATACAACAAATTCATCGTTTTATTGCTTTTAAATCATCCAATCTAATGGCAAACCTCTCACTCCTTTTTTATTTCAAAATTTCATCTAAGCAGGCATTCCAACCAACTTTATATGATGGTGCAATCCTGTCCGGCTGTGGATATTTTCCGCACACTTTCATTTTCTCTGGCAGTTCCCGGAGCGGGCACCAATCCGGCTTTGCTTCTTCACTATTTAATGAAAGCTCTTCAACGCCAGTTGCATAACACTCGTCATCTTTTGAGTTCCAAAACTTACACATGGTGCAATCTTCCGGATTATCCATAACCAATACTGCTTTAGCCATATAATTCTTCCTTTCTTCACTGCACTATCTCTTTTACCTTTTTCTCGTAAAATTCTTCCGAAATATACTGATCTCTATGAGGGAACTTACTGTCTGTCAGAACAGCATAGGCTTCCGCCCAAGACAGACCTCCTCTGGCTGCTAATCTGTCTAATGTCTGTCCACAATGGTTTTTTAATGCCTGTTCTTCATGCGGTTTAATGATATCGTAGGGAATATATTCCTTCCCTTTGTTTGTCATAATCGGAAATTCTTTCATATACTACCTCTATTTCAGTTTACAACATTACCAGTTCCCACTTGTTAATAAGCGTACTTGCAATGCTTCTTGTTACATGCGTCATAATTTCAGCTTGTGAATGATTTTCTGCAGCATACTTTCTAACAGAATCCAAATCATAAGAAAACCCTGCATCGTCAAGGTACTGTCTGATAAACCGCTCATTGTCTTCCGCTGAAAGCCTATGTAACTCATGCTTTTCTGTAAATCTACGCTTCACTGCGGTATCAACATCATCCATAAGGTTTGTTGCGGCAATAATTACGTGGTCATTCGTAACGGAATCTAATAGCTGTAATAAACATGTAGTGCTTCTGGAAATTTCTGCGCTTGCACCGCCACCACCATATTCCCTCTTTACTGCCAAGCTGTCGATTTCATCCAACATTACAACGCATTGATGCTGGTTTATGAAATTAAACAGATTCGTGAGATTTTTTGCAGTTCCACCAAGATAACTATCAAGCATTCTTGAAAAATTCACATATAAATACGGCATTCCAAGTTTATATGCTACATATCTGGAAAAAGCCGTCTTTCCGACTCCACTCTCGCCATAGAGCAATGTTGCATTCAGATACGGGATCTGTTTCTCCATAAGCTGTAAACTCACATCATTCATGTTCTTGATCAGTTCGAATAATTCCTTTTCTTCATTGGTCAGATAATATCTGCTTTCTAAGTATGTATTTGTCAGATCTTCCATCGTTGCAAAACTGGAAACATTTGCTGGTAGCTCCATAAGATTCATTCCACCAGATCGTAACAAACTTTGATATTTTGTGACTGCATAATGATTTTTCTGAGTTGTATCCTCAGTGCAACAGCAAAGAGCTGCATCTTTTGCTTTTTGTATATTGTTTTCAGCCACATATCGCACTAAGGCAAGTTGATTTCTTGTCATTCCCATTTCATATTTCCTCCTGCTTCTCGCACCGCTCAAATTCAATTACCCACACCCACGGATTCGCATCCCAGCCGTAGCGGTCAATGTCGGATTTCTTGACGGTGGAGTTCCACAAGTCTTCAAATTGTCCTCTTGCGGTACACGCCCCGGTAAGCAATCCGCTATTGCATCCTTCAGCTTGTGCTTGCACTTCCGTGATCTCTTGCAACCGCTCCACCCTCACATCCGTAACCTTAAGCCAGATACGTGCGGCTTCTTTCGGCATGTGGATGGATGGTCTTCGGTGCATCCATATGTTTTCATGCTTATCTTTCCAGTGGTCTTTTTTATGCAATCCGTCAGCATAATATTCAAAATCATTCGTTAAGACACATTCAGTTTCTCCACTAACATCAAGACAATGGGCAACCCCTTGGAATACGCTTTCTCTTACGTAAAGGATATCGCCTGGACATATCGGACAGCTACGTTCTGCTATGCTCAACTTGATTTTGTGCTCTTTGTCTGCATAGTTATGTACTGCGTAGGTACGTTTTTCAGGATCGAAAAAATCCATATCCGGCACAACATAATCATTGGCATCTTTATTAATCCGTCTGGTACAACTTTTCCGTCCGTCCAGAATCGCCCGAACCATTTCCGTGTTAAATAATATAGGCTTAATTGCTATCTACTCCACCTACTTTCTCAAAATAAAATGTAATTGGTTGCTTATTGGGAATTACTAAACCAAAGCGAACCGCATTTTTATAAGTTACGCTATCCCGCATCAAGGTATCTGGCATTGCTTCAACCATCTTTCGGAATCCCTCAAGAGTAGAACGGCTTTTATAATGATTGCAACTCCGGCAGGCAGGAAGCATATTATCCACCGTGTCCGTTCCCTGTTCGCTCCAACCGTTTAAAGGAATAACATGGTCTACTTGCATATCCTTGTACTCTAATTCACACCCACAGTAAGCGCAATGACCGTTGTATTTTGCATATACTTGTTTTCTAACAGATTTAGGAATCGGTTTTCGCATCTACTCCACCACCTTTCACGATCTCGATCATATCAGTCAGTATTCCATCGCACCCGAACTGTTCCATTTCTGATCGATATTCTTCTAACTGCTTCACAACTTTCTCCGGATCATTCAATCTCCTGTTCCACTTTTCAGTCGCTTCTGTTTCCGTTTCTCCACTGATAGCGCATCCACACTCTGTGCATTCAATAAATGCTCCACCTTTATATACTGGCATCTTGCAAATGATATGCCTATGTAGCTCAATAACTTCGATTACAGCTTTCCCGCCACAGAACGGGCATGGTTTAAGTTCTTCGCTCATTTTTTTTCTTCCTTTCTTTCATCAATACACTTTCTGACCGCACCCACAATATCCTGGATAAGGCATTAGGTTATGACACTTCGGGC